AATACGCAGCGCTGGCCAAAATCCTAGCTTGTTGCCTTCTTCCAATCCAACGCCCGGAGCATCTGGCCCAGGTTTTTGCGGCTTTGCTTTTTGATTGTATATATCATTTGTTTTATCAAATGCACCATTGTTATAAATTGATTTAACTTGAGAAGTATCAAAAACACCATAACTTATTTGGCCTTCTTCTGGCACAAAAACTCCGTCATAACCAAGGGCTTTTAATTTGGTTATTACTTCATCATTTTCAAAATATTCAAATGCATTATTTCCAGTTTCAAAATTTTCTGAAATGTCTTCTGCATTTTCTTGAAAATGCTCAACTAATACATTCATTACTTTTTGATCTGTATGCTCTGCGGGTTTTTCCATTCGCATATACAAAGGATATACCGCTCCATTGTCAGTATTTTCAGCATATGCATCTGCATAATATTCATCTGAAGTTGCATAAAAAATTCCACGATCACCAGTATTAAATTTCTTTATGCCTTTTTTACTGCTTCCGTGATAAACGACTAATGGATTATTTTCTACATCTAATATTTGACTATTTCCAAACCAAGCTTTGAATTCTGGTGTATCAATATCAATAAGCTTTTTTTGCGACAACAAGTTGTTTTCGTTTGACCATGTGCCATCGTTAAATTGCGACTTAACCGCGGCCGGATCAAATACCACAATTTCTTTTGCATCGGGCGCAACCTGGTAAACCACACCGTCATAACCCTGCGCTTGCAAGTCAGCAGTAAATTTGTCAGCAGCTTCACGGCCGCCTGCGCGCACGCGAGACTTGTCTTCAGCAGTTGCGTAGTAAGGGTTTTCCAGACGTGCGTAAAGTGGCATGACGTTCTCGCCAGCTTTGCCAGTACGCTTTTTTTGCGATGCATAGATTTCAGCCATGTCAGCGCTGTCGGTCAGGTACACGCCAGTACCAAGCCAGCCACTATCTTTGCGGTTGGGATGGTTAACGTCAAATGTGGTGACGTCATCTGCTGTTCCGTGATACAGCAGCACTGGCGCGCCCTGATCGTTTTTAAATATCGAGTTGCCGTAAAAAGCTTTAAACGCGTCGGTATCCAATTTAACTTTGCCGTCCTGGCTAAATAGCTGGACGTTTGGCGCAGGCATTTCCGCTGTGATCTTGTAAGGGATCATGGCGTACAACTCGCCCGGGGTAATGCCCATTGCAGCAGCCTTGGTCACATAGATGTCGCGCACATAAGTAGCAAAGTTCTTTGATGCTGCGCTTGTGTAGACGCCTGTAGCCTTTAGCTGGTCAAACATGTTTGTCTCGACTTCTTTGGCAGAGTCGATAAACTTTTGATCGTTTTCTTTTTGCTGCATCATTTGATCGGCAGCGGCTTGCAACTCGGCAGCCTTGTTGTCGATAAACTCTCGGGCTTCCCTGCGAGTCATTGTTTCACCTTCAGCACGCAAATCATCAAGCATTGCATCGCCCAGCGGCGTTGGTGCAATCTTGGTCATGTAGTCAGCAATCGGGATCTGAATATCGCGGCCCATAGCTGCGGCAGTCTCTACTTGCTCGGCAATCTCTGGCGCAATCTCTTGCAATTGTTTGTCCATGCCAGACTGTTTGAGTGTCTCGGCATTGATGTACACGTTTTGAATTGGGCTGTCTTCAGATACTTGGTTGATCCAATCCTGGAATGTCTCACCATCACGCGTGCGAACCTTGTTGGCCGCAGACAGCTTGTTCATGTTGGCAATAACGTCGGCAATCTTTTCGCCGCGCTCTGCCTGTTCTGCTCTATTTGCATAGGCAGTTGTCGCTCTTTCCAGGCTTGTTGAAATTACAGTGCTGCCACCAACTCCAACCACTGTGGCAACTAGGGTTTGCAACGCAGCGCTTGGACGCTCATCAATATAACTTTGAAATGGCTTTTCAGGATTAAGTGTTGCCCATTCTGTCAAATCTTGCAGCAAAGTAGCTGCTTGTTCTGTTGGAATCTCTGTGGCCAATTGATGCAACAATGTTTTGTAAAACGGTGTGCCGGCTTTAAGATCTCCCAGCAACCTACCCATAGGAATCTTTTCTGTCAGGTATTCAAATCCAGTTTGAGTCGATGCGTAATTGATTGATTCAATAGTTCCAAGACCTTTGTCTTTGGCTTTGTTGTATTCGTTACCAAATACAGGCGTCAAAGTCGATGCCCAGTATGCTGATTGCCCACCAGGGCCGGCAAACAACAATGGCAAGTTCATCGTGTTTTGAACCAACGATATGCCGCCGCTTACCAATCCTTTGGCAACATCGCCCTCAACTTTTGGAGTTGATGCTCTTGCTTGTGCTTCTATGCTGTTTTTGTATTGATTAAGAGCATTAGTCAATGGTGTGAATGGCCGCTCTGGCAATACATAACCAGCAGCATCATTTAATAAATCAATTGGCGCTTTAACAAAACCAACAATACCGGCACTGCTGTTTAAAGCTGCTGTCTTTGCAACTCCACCGGCAACATCAAAAAAGTCACCAATCTTGCCAAACACGCCTTCAGTTGCTTTGAAGTTGTCAATGTCATCGCTGGCCAATTTTGCCTTGTCAGGGTCAGACAAAAACTGTGAAGTCTTTGGGTGAGTGTCAACTAACTCCGGTACGTTAGTTTTCTTGAGGAGTTCTGTAGACTTTGCCAAATCCAGGTAATCAGGCACAGCATCAACCGCAACCGCGGATGCGCGTGACAGCTTGACCATGTTGGCAAATTCATCTGGGTTTGTGTTGGCAGCATCGCCAAGGTTTGATTCAAGCAGCGCAGTTTTTTGCTGACGCTGTTGCACCCCATTCAAATACTCTTCAAGTGTAGGCATTGTTTATTTCTCTTCAGTTGCGAGGTATGCGTCACGGATCATGTTTTCGTCGTATCTAATACCGCGTGATTCAAAGCCAGACACAATGGCCTTACGCATATCAGGTGGCACGATCACATTGGCTTTTGTTTCAACCTGGTAATACTTCTTGTCCATAGTATTGCCGCCCCACCAAGTTTGCACTGCCTTAACCTTGACGGGCTTGAGCATACGAACCAGCACAGCATTCTTTTCGTCCATAGACAATTGACGTTTGCGTGCAATCTGTTCCTGGTTGATCTCGTTTTCAAATCGAGCGTTCAAGCGAATGCGTTCTTTCTCTTCGTCGCTGTCTTTCTTTGGATTGATCAAATCATCCAAGCCAGCTTTGAGCAAACCATTTTTCATTTGTTCCTGGTCAATCGTTGCAGCCAGGATCTTCGAGCTACCGTCAGCGCCGGAGCCTTTAGCCACAAATGCACGATAGTCACCCTCGGAAAGCACTGCGCGATATTTTTCAATCTTGCCTGGTGCCCAAAGCTCTGGGTTTTGTTGCAGCATAAGCAGCGTATTACTGTCGCTGTTCTTTGGTCGGCTCATCATTGCAGCGCGATCTGCTTGCTTTAGATCACCCCAGATTTGTGGTGGTACGTCAGCCCAACCGCCTTCCCTTTGGAATGCAATGTCTTGAGCTTTTTGTACTTTCTGTTGGTAATCTTGCGTGGTCACAGCTTCTTTTTCTGCCCACTGTGATTTGATGCGCTGGCGAGTCATCTCGCGATCTTCTAGATCTGGGATGCTGTCAGTGCGTGCAAGCATACTAGACAATGATTGCGTCTTACCTTGAGCAGATGCCTCCAGGTCGTCAACGCGCCCCATCCATCCCTTTTCGTACTTCTGGTATTTTCCTGGATTGCTTTCAACCAGTTTTGTATAAGCTTCACGACGAAGCTCTGCAAACTTGGTGATGTCGCCACCTGATTGCTCGATCAATTTCTTGGCTTTGTCAACGCCTTGATTGACAGCAGTGTCAAACGCCATAGCACGAATGCCTGGGCTTAACTTGTCAGCATCGATTGCATTCCAATACTTTTTGCGATAGATGTCGCGTGCCTGGTCAAGCGTCAAGTTTTCAACTTGCTTGTCAGATAAGCCATTGGCTTTGCCATTGATACCGTACTTGGTTGGGCCTTTGCCTGCATCATCAGCGACATAGCCGCCTTCATGCTTGGTGATCACATAATCAATGACAGATCCTGGATCTACAGCATCAAGCGCTTGACCCTGTTTAAAAATAGAGTCGCCCAGGGCCACAGCGTTTTGCTTTCTATAGCCTTGATCTACTTGCTTGCTTAATGTTTGATAAGTCTTGGCATCCATCTGGCCGTCTTTGAAAGCTGTGTCCAGCAAACTCTTGGCGTCAGTGAATTTGTTGTTGATCATTAAATCATTGGCCACACCAACGTGAACAGACTGATATGCGTTTTGCACCATTGCTTTGCGCTGCGTACTGTCTGTAGGCAACTGCAATAGATCTGCACGGTCGTTTGCTTCTTGCACGGCAGTAGCTGTGTAGCTTGTGCGTCCTTGTGGATCTGCAATAGCCAGGTCAACGTATTGTTTTTCCCGGGCTTCTGATTCGCCGGCAGCGTACACACGAATCTGACGCACAGCGTGTTGATCCATTTGTGATGAAAAATTTATCTCATGCTTGGCGGCCACCGCAGAAAACATTCTTTTTTGAACGTCATTGGTCAATGCCACTTCTGCATCAGAACGCAGCTTGGCCAGCTTTTCCTGGGTGGGCGCATAACCATCTTTAGCCGCGATGCCAATTGAATTCAGATAGCCTTGCTTGGGATCAAACAAAACCTTTTGCGCTTGAGAGGTGTACCAGGAGTCGGCAGCCTTGGTATTGGCATCATCGATTTGATCCTGAATCATCTCCCCGATTTTCATCATGGTGTTGCCGGCAGCTTGGACAGCAGTGCCCTGCTTGACCATTTGTTCTGGCGCAAAATTTCTTACCGGTTCAACACCAGGAGCGACAAACGGCTGCGCGTTTCCTACTTCTGGCGCTACCGATGGGGAATCAATAATGGGTACGGTTGGCATGTTCTATTCCTTAATAGCCAGTTTGGCGCGCAAGCAAACGATCCATCATCTTGTCGCGATACATGGTGCTTGCAAATGATGTCGCGCCCGTCAATAAGCTTGTTCCAGCGGCTGCAAACGGATCAATCGATTGTGACGATGCTGTCAAGTTGTTGGCACTGATGCCATACATGGCAGCTTGCGTTTTGTAGTTTTGACCCTGGGTGCGTGCGTTTTCTGAAGCTCGGACAGTATTGGCATTGATCTGCAATATGTCGATCTCTTTCATAAGGTCGTTAGTGGCCTCAATTTCTTGGTTGCTGCCTTCGCCTATTACGCCACCGTTTGCGGCCATAGCGGCCCGTTGTGACCCCTTGGCTTTGCCATATTTCAATGACATCATTGCGGATTGCTTTTCGCCAGCTTGCAATATGCCCTGGGCAGTGACTTCAGCCTGGCGCGCATTGATGCCTGCAATATCCTTTTGGAATTGCAAAGTCATAGCCTGCGAATCAAGCTGATACTGTTGAGCTTTAGCGCCGTAATAAGCGCCGGCAATCGAGCCGATCATGCCGGCAATACTGATCACCGGGCCATAGGTTTTAAACGCGTCAGCCTGTGCTTGTGATTGGCTGTCCATGCCAAACGGCAAGCTAAAGCTGTTGCCGCCTAACATTGTGTTTCCTGGGTATTGAAGTCCTATTGCCATAATTCACCTTTTGTGTTGATCTTTGCTCCACAATTTGTGTTCAACCCTGCTGTCACCATACTAGGAGCGTGTTTTCATACGGGCACCATTACCCACCAATGGACACTTCTACAGTCAGTCCAACAATGGTCAATGGCAGCGGATCGTTTTGACGAATGTATACCTGGCCAGATGCCGCCCAAGTAGGCGTCAACATAACCATGATCTCATCTGACTTGAGCGCAGGCGGGCTGCCATACGGTTCGGTGCTTCGCTGCTTGGCTTCAACCAGGTTGTTGGCATCAGGGCCGACAAAGATGCCGGATGACTTAAATACGCGCAACCATGCCTTGTTGATGTTTTTGTAGCGACCTTGGCCAAAGCCATCGATCTGCAATGCCAATGGCAATGTCTGCAAGTCTGATTGATATGGCAGGCCAACGGTAACGATATTGGCTGCCACCTCCAGGTTGACTGTGCCGCTAGTAACCACACGACGTGGATGCACCGCGCCGTCGGCCAAGATAGACACGGTCTTGCCTTCTAACCAGGTCAATCCGCTAATGCTGTTGCGGGCGAAATTCCAGGTAGTTGTGGCCGTGCTGCGAAGCGCTGCCGGTATGGTCTTGTCCACCCTAGCTGTGACCACGGTTGTTGACGTATAGCCAACAATGGTCAATCGATATTGAATGCCGGCCGAGTCAGTAAGAATGATGGCGTCGCCAATGTCGCTTGTGCCCACAAATTTAGCCGAGCTAGACGTGATTGTCAGCGTATCTGCTGGCCCCCAGGTCGAGCCGCCGGTCACTGTCATGGTCACCGCGGTTGTATTTGTGCCGTTATATGTTGCGCCAGAATCAACAAAGAATGCTTTGTCAATTGTGGTAATTGCCCTGGACTCGAGGCGCTCGATGTAGCGTACATAGCTGCCGTTGATCAACCGCTTGACCACCACATACAGCACGTCTTCGTTGCCTTCTGCCACGCATGTGCATGACTCGAATGTGCCATCAGTATCGTGGTGATGCCAAGATCCAATCTGCTGCTCTGGAATGTAAGTCAAACCCAGCAAGTTGCCGGAATTGGAAACAAACCAGATCAACGGCTGCGGCGCTTTACTGAAGCACATGTCCACAATGTCATAGGTATCAAACAAATGGGCGGCACGGATCGATAGATCGCCCGTAATAAAGCCGTTTGACTGCCAGGAATACCCAAGCTCACGGATGTGACCGCCGCGGGCGGCAACGTACACCAGCGAGTTGTTGATGATCGACGGTTGCACGTTTGATGCACCGATGTATGACTGTGGTCGAACCGAAATTGATGTTGGTGTAATAGCGTCCGAGTTAACAGACGACACGCGCCACTCGGCAGAGCCGGTCAACAGGATCAACTGGGTCAGTGGCACAACGTGGCGAATGGTGTTGGCCTCACGCGCAGCAACCCGGAACTCAATCCGGTCGTCGTCGCGAATAGGCAAGCCATAGCTCATGTCACTTTCAGTGCCTGACTTGGTCATCCAGATCTTCTGTGGCTCATTGGTTGAGCCTGCAAAGGTTCTGCGCTGCTCAAAATAAGACACTGCGCCAGGGTAGTTTCCGGTGCTTGAGAAGTACGAGTTATAGATTGGCGGCGTCAAACCCAAATCAGGCGTGATGTTGTCGTCAATCAATGATGTTGTTGTGGTGTTGCCAATGTATCCAAAGATACCGCCCAAGCGTTTATAGACGTTGTAGCGCGATGCTCCTGTCACAGCAGACCAGGTAATCGTGTTGTACGCGCCGGTCACATAAATGTTGTTGGATATGGTGGTGCTAGATGATGCAGCCGACACGCTCACGCCATCAGCAGCCACAGCAGTCACCACATAAACCATGTCGTTATAGGTGTCTGTATTTGTTGAGGATGATGTAGGTATGTATTTGGATGAGCTTACGCCTGTGGGCGCGGCCACTGATGCAGCGAAGTTAATTGTTGACAGCACCCAGTTAGTAGCGCCAAGACGACGCAATTCACGCGGCGCATAGCTTGGATGCACCAGGGTTAAAACGTCAGCAGACTGCACATAATGAATGTCAAACAAATCAGCTTCAGCAAACGGGTTTGGAATTTCGTAAGCGGTTGAAGGTAATGCATACCAATACGTTGCATTAGGTGGCACTTGGTTTGTATTGCCTGCAATGCAGTAATAGTTCACGCTGGATCTTGAAACCAGGTCACCGGTTACATAAGCGGTTGCGCTGCTCCATGCTGTAGGAGATCCAGCAAGCAATGTTGCTCCCTGTGTGTGAAATCGAATATAGCCCGCTCCAAGCTCGATCACCATTGTTTGGGTAGTCGAGTATGTAAACGGTATCAAACGCACGCGCTTGGTACTATCCTTGACCTCACGAACGAAAGAAAAGCCTGGGCGGTTCTCTGCCGGGCCTTGTGGCATAGAAATAAAGTTGCGAAGCTTGGCCGCTCCGGTTTGAAATTTAACGTCGTCAATGCGGCCGAACATCTCCGGCGACATCACGCCACCAGAGAATGCCCGGGTGTAGCTGCGTGTATTTGCCATGCTTATCTCCCTGCCGACCAGGGCACGATGTGTTCAACGGTTGTACGGCGCTGTGTTGAATCAGATGCCCTTGCTTGTTGCAAGTAACCCATTGCCATTGCTGTGCAGCGCTTTGCTTCTGCCGATCCCATGTCCCCTTTGATTACGGGGCCAGCAAGCATCGATGCAAGCTGCCAGGATAATGCCATGACAAACAGCGGGCTAAATGAGGTGGTGTCGGTCACATAGCATGTGTAACGCAGCATTGCCTCTTCTTGATTGGTATACAGAACGTGATTGCCATCGGTTGAAATCTCAACGCTAAATGGCTGCGGAGAATAACGACCGGCTGCGATTACAGGACTGTAATTGTGTGCAAAGTCAGGCGTATCAGTTGGTACAAACCGGCTTGAATAATCGTCGTTTGCATCAGGCGGCATCACTGCAATGATGTTGATTGAATCGCCTGGCAACACATATGCGTATTTCCATTCAGGCCAAGTGTTTTCAATTGCAGCCAGGTTAACGCGGCGCATGTTGAAATTCCAGTTGTGCAATTCGAGCAAGGCATCTCGAGCAATAGGATAGAAGCGGGCGCAATGCTCTGCCTGGGCCGATCCCTCTGGTGGTGAAATGCTTGACACGGTGGCGTTGTCGCCCAGATGTCCAAGTGCCAAGTTACAAATATCGACTTCTGATGCCATCGTGGCCTCCTATATGAGAAAAAGGGGCCGTGGTTTCCCAGCGGCCCCTATGACTACAGTACCCGACAAGTCGGATTACACAGAGCCTTATTCCGCGCTTGCACGCTTGGCTTTGGGCGACCACTTTTTAGGTGTGCCTTCAGCCGCATCTTGCTCGACCTCTTCAGCCTCAACCGGAGCGCCTTTAAGGTACTCGAGGTTAGTGTTTTTGGGGCCATCGTATTCGAAGACGTCGCCTGCTTGACGCATACCATTGTCAACGAAACAGATTGTTTTTGCGCGAACTTGAGCCATGTGTTATCTCCCTTGTTAGACCACAGTAAAGCCAGAAGCGTAGAACTTCTTGCCGTCTTGGATGTCAGTTACGATGTCCGCAGTCACAGCACCAGAGGTGTATGTGCCAGAGATTGTGTAACGTGCGCCCAAATAGCGTTGGCCAGTAGATGCGATCTGTGGGTTGATACGAACTGCTGTGTTGTAACCAGCAACCAATGAAGCAGTAACAACTGCGTCAGAAGAGCCAAGCACAACAACACCAGATGACAAAGCAGCGTTAGTAGCGCCGATCACTTCAAACTTAACAGAAGTACCGCCAGCCAAAGCTGTGGTCACTGCAAAGTTCATATAGAGATCATCGCCTTCGCCGATGTCGCGGGCAATAGACAAATCGATAGTATCTGTAGACACGGCAGTAGTTGTCAAAGCCTGGTCAGTCGATACGCGTAGTAGTTTATCGGTAATCATGATTTATTCCTTTCAGTTAATGGGTTGATTAGGACACAACAGCTTCAGCGTTGATGATGGCATCAACACGGCGAAGCGGAACGCCCAAGAATGACAACCAGCTATATGGTGTGCCAAATTGGCTCAAGCCTTCATTGATCTTCAGAACGTATTGTGATTTGTCAAGAGCAGCGATGCTCAAGCCAGAGTGAACAGTACGGTTCATGTAGAACGCTGCACGACCCATTGCCATGTTAGGAATACGGTACAAAGAACGTGCCATCAGCTTAACGATGTTAGTCGCTGCTGTAGACGCTTGAGTACCAGTTTGACCGATCAAGTCTGACACGTCGATGTTGCAAATGCGAACAACGTAGCGCCAATCTTTAACTACCAAACCGTTTTTCCACTGGTAGCGAGTTGCGTACGCTTGCAGACGTGTGCCGTCGCTGTTGTACACAGTTTGCTCACCCAAATCTTCGTGGATTAAGCCAGCTTTTGAACCTTTAGGGAAGTGGCAATACACAGTGTTGTCGCCCCAAACTACGAGGAACACAGAGGTATTGTCAGAACCAGATCCACCAGCAGACAAGATGTTCTGTGCGTTAGCAGCAGACAAGCTTGAGTAGCGTGGAGCCATACCGAGGTATTGCTTTGGATCTGTACCAGGGTTGCCGTAGAACAAAGTCGTGGCTTGAGTCTGGTTCATTGCTTCCAAGAAGGCGCTGTCTTCAGACAAGCGGAATTGAGCGGTGTTGCCGTTCAACATTGCCAAGTCTTTATCGACTTCAGAACGTGCTTCCAAGATACCAGCCGCTTCGTCAACTTGTGCAGTTGTTGATTTGGTTGATGGAATACCTTGGTTCAATGCACGCCAGTAGACGCCAGGTAAGCCGGTACGAATAACAACGCGTTCGCCGGTAGGCAAGTTGCCTTCTTTGAATACGCAGTCTTCGAGGACTTCGTTAGATTGTGAGAGCAGTTCCGCAATGATCGGAATACGACCATCTGGATCTGTACGTTTGGCCCAATCGGCCAGTGTTAAGTTTGAAGTTGCTAGGGTACTCATTTTTTAAGCTCCTGTTTAAGATTGCTGATTTGAATATAGGGCGGCTGCCTTTGCATTGAAGTCTTGTGGGCCTGTGGGTTTACCACCAGCGCCAGGCGAACTTCCTACAAAAGTATCCTCACTAATAGCCTTGCCTGCTCTGTACATAAACCGAATTACTTCGGGATTATTGCCCAGACCAGACTGTACAAGCAACGTGCGTAGTTCGGGCGTACCGAATGAATCAAGCGCTTTCTTCGCAACGGCCATGTTTTCTTGCAGCTTATCGCCACCGAATTCTTTGTCCACTTGTGATTGCTGCGCCCACTCATTACGAATGGCCTCCACCTGGGCGAGTTGACGTTCCGCGATTTTCGGCCCCATCGACTCCACCAGTTTTTGCGCGGCATCTTGAGTCAAGTTCAACTCTTTAGCAATTTCCGAGAAATTTCCAATGATCTCGGCGTCAAATTCTTTGCCTTCAGGGGCTTTGAATTCGTACTTTTCAGGTGCGCCTTGAGGCTTGTCAGCCTGGGTTTCACCATCCTTATTGGCTTCAGGGTTGTCAGTATTGGCCTGCTCCGAGGCTTGCTGATCTTGTCCTTCT